TTATACGAGTACAAGCAGACACTCGACCTTGGACAGGCAATTGCGGTGGTTACCAACCGCAATGCAGCGTTAAAATCTGCGGAAGCCGAAAAGAGTGCGCCGCGTGTGGACGAGGTGCCGGAAGCAGACGATTTACCGGATTTTTCGGACGATTTGGCTGACCTTCCGCCGCTTCCGGAAGTGGAAGAACCGACGATTTTTGAAGAGCCGGAAAAGGATTATCAGCTCTATGTAGTTTGCGGGAAGTCGACTTTTGTGGAGATTGCAAGGTATTTAGACAGTATTGGTGTCAGTTGGGAGGTAAAATAAAATGAAGTTTAGAGACTTAAAGGCGGACGAAATCGACATCCGTGTACAGAGCGTAAAGGCCGACAAGGACGGAAACCCGAAAGGCGTTATCCTTTTGCTGTACAAAAACGCGCGGTGCGACATGAATATCCTTGACGAGACAGTCGGCGCGGAAAACTGGCAGCGTGAACACTACGAGTGCAAGGGCAACCTGTTTTGCCGCGTCGGCATCAAGTGCGGCGATACATACGTATGGAAATCCGACTGCGGCTCGGAAAGCAACACAGAAGCCGAAAAAGGCGAAGCATCCGACAGCTTTAAGCGTGCTTGTTTTAACTGGGGCATTGGCAGAGAGTTGTACACCTCACCATTTATTTGGATCCCGGCAAACCTTTGCAAAAAGATTATGCCGAGCGGCAAAGACAAATACGGCAAGCCGTCCTTTGCCTGTGGCGACAAATTTGGTGTTGCAAAAATCGCGATAAAAGACAAAAAAATCACCGAACTTGCCGTTTATTCGGAAACGCCGACAAACATTTGCTTTACCTTTGGGCAAGTACAGGCTGCGCCAAAACGAACGGCACAGCCGAAGCAAGCAACCCCAGCAGCTGCAGCCGCACCGGCAGACCCGAGTGATGCGCCGTTTGACCCTGCGGACATGCAGCCGCAAATGGCGACAAAAGAGCAGTGCGAATACATTACAAAGGTATATGGAGACCGGCTCGGTGATTTTTTGAAGTGGGCGCGTGTGGACACGATGGACAAGCTCAGCTACAGTGTAGCGGCGCGCGCGGTGGATATGCTTGCCAAGAGGGCGGCAAATGCCAGCGCGTGAGCTAAAGGCCGAGGTGATCGGCTATGATGGTCACCTTGTAACGCTTCGGGCGGTGTGTGATGACATCGATTTTATGATTGACCACAAGGTTAAGACCGGTACGGTGATTTTAGACGATGGGTTACACATATCCGGCAAGCAGATGAGGGCGATTCATGCGACGTTTCGCGACATTGCGGAATTTACAGGCAACCCGGACGAGCTTACAAAGACAAGTCTGAAATTGATGTACGCAAAGGCAAAAGGGATTGACTATTTCAGCTTTTCCGACCTTACGATGACGGCGGCAGGAGAGTTTATCGACTGGCTGCTTGCATGGTGCGTCGAGAACGACATACCGCTCTCGGAAAAGATTGCGGCACGATGTGACGACATCAGGCGCATTATGTATGCGTGTCTTTTACACAAGCGGTGCGCTGTTTGCGGCGCACCGGCAGAATTACACCATGTGGACGCCATCGGCATGGGCGGCGACCGGAAAGAGGTACACCACGGAGGACGGCTTGCGATGAGCTTATGTCGGGCACATCACACCGAAGCGCACACGATAAGCTTTCCGGAATTCTGTAAGAAATACCGTGTTGAGCCGGTCAAGATCGACCGGCGGATTGCGGCGAAATACAAATTATTATATTAAGGAGTTTACGACAATGGCAGGATACAGTTTCAACAAAGTTATTTTGATTGGCAACTTAACAGCCGATCCGGAATTGAAGATGACACAAACGGGAATTCCCGTAACAACCTTCAGCATTGCCGTAGGGCGCAGATATGCAAAGGAAACAGATGAAGTAAAAGCGGATTTTATCAATATCGTCTGCTGGCGCAAGTCGGCGGAATTTGTTGCGAAATACTTCAGCAAGGGCAAGAAGATTCTTATCGAGGGACAGCTTCAGACGCGTTCGTATATGGCAAACGACGGCACAAAGCGGACTGTTTGCGAGGTTGTTGCGGACAATGTTTCCTTTGTGGAAAGCTCCGGAAGCGGCACGCAAGGCGCAGGGACGGCGCAGAACGGCGCACAGGGCACGTACATGCCGCAGGGTAGTGTTCCCTATGCCGGAACGGCAAACGCGGCACAGGGCTCAAAATACACGCAAGCGGCCATGACGGAGCAGGCACCGCCGGAAAACGATTTGACGGTGGTTGGCGATGAGGAAGATTTACCGTTTTGAGGTGGGTTAAATGGCAGGCAAAAGCACGTTTATCAAGCTTGACCGCAACATTTTACGGTGGTGTTGGTATGGAAATGCGAACGTTTTCCGGGTGTTTATTCATCTGCTTTTAACGGCGGAGACAGAGCAAAGGACGGTTGACAAACACGTTTTGAAACGTGGTGACGCTTTGACAAGCTTAGACCGGATGGTACAGCAGCTTGGAATGAGTAAGCAAGAGGTTCGAACGGCTTTGGCGACGCTTAAAAAAACAGGCGAGATAACCTGTTTTCAAATCGGTCGCAACGTTATTTATCACATTGAAAATTATGACCGCTATCAAGGGCGACAAGCACCGAAGCAACACGAATCTAACACGATTTTAACACGATTTGCAACACGGTTTGCAACACAATTAACAACACAATTAGCAACACAATTTTCGGAGCCTCAAAACACAGGTGGCAACAGCGTTTCGAGCGTTTCGGAAGAGTGCAAGCAACACGATTTTCAACACGATTTCCAACACGGTTTGCAACACGATTTGCAACACGAATCTAACACGATTCTAACACAATCCGAAAGAGAAAACGAAAAAGAAAAAGAAAAAGAAAAAAGAACCAAAAAAGAAAAAGATAAAGAAAAAGCAAAAGAGAAAGTATATATATATAACACTCACTCTCTCTGCGCGCACGCGCGCGAGGCAAGCGGCGAGGGCGAGGACACAACCGACGGCATACCGCTTTTGAAAAGCTATGGGAAATACGGCAACGTACGTTTGACGCAAGAAGAGCACGGCGAGCTTTGCGGCGAGTTTGGCGAAGAGGTGGCAAACGGTGCGATTGACATTCTCGACGGGCACATACAAAAGCGTGGTGCGGAATTTAAGTCGGCGTGTCACGCGGTGGACATACGGGAGTGGTGTGTGAGCAAGTACCGGCGTTTACAAGCCGAAAAGGCAGAGCTTGAAAGCATGACGCCAAAGCGGTATCCGGTCGGCGGCTCATACAGGCGGATGGTTACGCGCGTGACGGGTGTTGAACGCGCATTGACGCGGCAGGAGCTTGCATGTGTTGACCGTTGGGAGGCGGACGGCGTTTCGGAAGATCTGTTGACGCTTGCTTACGAAAAGACGGTTGCAAAGACGAACAAGCCACAGTTTGTTTACATGGACAAGGTGCTTGCCGGGTGGAAAGACAAGCACTTAAGCACGCCGGCGGAAGTAGACGCGTATTTCAAGAACCCGGACAACCGTTTGTTTAGCGGCGAGGCGAGTGCGGACAGGTTGGATTTCAGCTTAGACGAGATTTTCGAAAGGCCTTAACGGCCGGAAAGGATGGCAAACATGCAATATCCATACAGCGACCCGAGTGACCGGTTTGCGGACTGCCGGTATAGGGAGTATGAGCCGGAGCTTACACACACGATTTGTCCGCTTTGCGGTGAGCGAATAGCCGTGGATGAGGAAATTGTTACGATAGACGGCGGAAATGTGACGTATCACAGAGAATGCTTCGAGAGTGACCCGTGGGAGGTATTGGAGCCGCTCGGGGTTGAGCTTAGCACGATGCCGGAGGAAATGCCGGAGGATGAGGAGTTTTACAATGCAATTACAGAGTTTTGCGATTAAGCAGCGTTTACCTGGGTTAAACGAGTACATACACGCCGTAAACATCAACCGCTACAAGGGCAACGCGCTCAAGCGTGAGGCACAGGACACGATCGGTTTTGCGATAAAGCGGGCGCGATTAGAGCCGGTGACGGCATACCCGGTTGCCGTTTTCTTTGAATGGCACGAAAAGACGAGGCGCAGAGATCTTGACAACATTGCGAGTGCAAAAAAGTTTATTCTTGACGCGTTACAGGAATGCGGCATATTGGAGGGTGACGGGCAAAAGCAAATTGTCGGTTTTTCCGACAAGTTTGTAATTGGCGACGCGTGGGACGGGTGTGTTGTAGTTATATCCTTTGCAGATACCGAGGAATCCTCGGGAGTTGCCAGGTAGAAAGGGCGTGACAAAGATGGCGGATTGTGACAGGTGCAGGCACCACGGGCGATGCATAACAGAGACGGCGACGGCGGCAAACGGAAACGAATGCAAGCTGTTTTCGCCGTCCGGAGAAAAGCCGGGCGGAAATGCTTTTGAACTGCCGGTAAAGGTTGCGTTGACCTTTTCGGACGGCAGGATCGTGACGTATCGGAGGGGATGACGTGACAAAGCAAGAATACGAGCGTTACAAAGCAGAGCAAGAATTCTTCAAATGTAAGTTTTGCGGAAAAATGATAAAAGTCGGATACAACCTTGATGGTCTAAAACTTTTGACAACAAGCTGCATTGACAGACAATGTGCCGGATACAAAAAATTATCTTACGACAATTTGCCGGAAGAAGTCGAAAAATGGAATCGGTGGGTAAAAACTGCATATGAGCCTCCACTGTGGAAATTTATAAAAGGTCAAAGAAAATTGACGAGGAAAAGGAAAAGGAAAATGGATAACAAATGGAGGCGGAAAAATGACATGTAAAGACTGTGTGCACTGCGATTGGTGCAAACAAGTGGTTTTGGCGTTTCGGCTTAAATTTGACGAAAACGCCGAAGGAATGGAAAATTGCTGCGAAGAATTTGAAAAGCGATACGATATTTTTGACAAGCAAACGTCGAAAAAAGTTGCTGAAATGAAGTGCCCTACTTGCGGAGAACAAATCTTTTTTGAGCCTGTCGATCACAAACAAAAAACGTATTGTTGGGCATGCGGACAATGTTTCGATTGGAGTGATTACGAATGATTACAGGAGGAAAAACGATGAAAAAGAAAATTTTATGTGTTATTGCGGTGCTTATCCTATCGGCGGCAGCCTTAACGGGCTGCTCGGAAGCGGACAAGGTCAACCACAATCTTAACAAACAAGCCGATCAATTTGAGGTGGAACGCCGTGTGACGGTATACAATGCCCGAACCGATACGGTTATCTTACAGGCTGAGGGCTATTTATCTCTGTCAAACAACTCTTCCGGCGAGTTAGTCATTACCTGCAAGACCGGATCCGGGACGTACAAAAAAAACTATGTGTATTTGACCGAAAACACGCTTTACTGCATGGAGGACATTACCGGGACGCACACGGATCCGTATCACTACAAGTGGTACTGGCACACGAGCATTTTACCGGATGTTGAGATTGTGCCGTAACGCGGCAAGTTACCGGCAAGTTACAGACAAGTTAAAACGCCGCCGGGATGATGTTCCGGCGGTGTGGAAAGGAAAAAGAAAAAATGAAATTTATAATTTTAATAATCGCGATTTTGATTTGCGTGGTTGCGCTATCGCTTATCTGTAAGTTTATTAGGGAGAGACACATAAGACATTGCCAAAACTGCAAGTATGCATCTTTTCTTCGCTCTATGTCACACCCGCGTCCCGTGTATTGCGCTATGAAGTGTAAACCGATTCAAGAAAATGATCAACGGCAAAAAGCGTTATTTTGTATATACTTTGATTCCGAGGACGGTGAGCAAAAATGACCGACAACGAGACCGCCAATGAGGACATCCGAAAAAGTCAAGAAATATTGGAATTGCGTGAGCTAACAGCCGAGCAAAGCGAAAAAATCCAATACATGCACAAAGAATTTGAAAGAGTTTTTAGTCTTGCCAAAAGCACAAGAGCAGAAAACATTGAGCTAAAAAAAGAGCTGGATTATATGCGCGTTAGGGCAAAAGACGATGAAGCCGAAATAAAAATGTTGAGAAGCGGCCTGGAATATTGCGCCGATCGTCCGAGGGTGCAACCGGATACGTTTTCGGCAAAACTTATCGTTTGCAATGATGAGGTATTCAAAGAATTGGGCGAGAACATGAAAGCGATCCGCGCAACCCCGAATTCGTTCTTGGTCACGAAAGAAACGCTTGACGCGATCAAAAAAGAAATGGTTGGTGAGGATGAATGAAAACAACAAGGCAAGCGGAATTTTTGAAAATGTATCCGAATGCGTCAAAGTTAAGCAATTTTTTAGATATATGTCCGCGAGATATCGAAAAAAATCGAAGCTGTCCCGATGATACGCCGTGTTTAGACTGCAGAAAAGAATTTTGGCTATCGGAAATAGAAATACCGGACAAAGAAGAACGGTTATTGCAAGAAATGCAACAACCACAGGAACAAGAAGCAAAGCTTGACAACGGGAAAATGCGCATCAGCATTGTGCCGTTACAGATAATATCGGACATTGCGGAGGTACGCGAGTACGGTATTGCAAAGTACAAGGATCCGGACAACTGGAGGCGTGTTGACATTGAGCGTTACGCCAATGCGCTATTTCGGCATTTTGCGGCGTTTTTACGTGACCCGAGGTCGGCAGACGCGGAAAGCGGTATTGCACATTACAAGCACATGGCGTGCAACATGGCTTTTATTTGTGAGCTGATGGCCGGGCGGATGTGTATGGACAATGTTAACCGGTGTGCGGCGTGTGGTGAGGTTATCCCGGAGGGCAGACAGATTTGCCCGAATTGCGGCAGAAAGTGAGGCGGCATTATGGAGTACAAAGACATTATCTCAAACGTCAAGGTTTATGGGTTATATGAGAGCATCAAAGCGGCAAAATATCCGTTTGCAAAGGACGTTGCCAAGGTGGCGGACGGTATTACGCCGACGATTGAGCGATTAGCAGTCAACCCGATTGGGAGCGGTCATGACAATTTTTTGGGCGGTATTATCGTGCAATTTGATTTAACGTTTAGCCAAAAGGCATGGACGGAGCTGCAGCGATATCATTTTATCGACTTTGTATCCAGTCAATCGACCATGCACTGCATTACCGGATTTGATATTGACAAGATGTGCAATGCCTATGTATCGGACTTGACAAAGTCATATCTCAAACGGGCGATTGAGGGCTACAAAAAGACGTATGATGAGGAGGATTTTCTAAAAATCCTATACAACATACCGGCTGGTCTTTGCCTTACGGCGCGCATGACGACCAATTACAGGCAGCTAAAAACCATTTACAGTCAGCGCAAAAACCACCGGCTGCCGGAGTGGCGTGCGTTTTGTGCGTGGTGTAAGACGTTGCCGCGCAGTGAGTTTATATGCGGAGTGGGCGGTGAAAAAGAATGAAGGTGCGGATACCCAAGTTAACGTGTGCGCAAAAGGCGGAGATTGCAGACGAGGCACGGCGGCAGATTGACAGGATCATGCCGATGGTAGTGCAAAACGTTGAGGCGATTATCCTTTGGCAATTACATGACCAATTCGGTTTTGGCAAGCGGCGTTTAATGCGTTTTTTCGACGAGACTGCCCCGATGATTGAGGGGATGTTAAGTTACTACAATTTTAAGACGGACGAGGACGCGATTTGGTTATGCAAGCACAACCTCAAAGAGATGGGCATTGATTTAGATGCGATCAAGAGTCCGTTTTACGGCAAGTTAGAGGTTGATATCAAGTAGCAAAACGGGAAGCGGCAGAAAGGAGAAGCGATGACGGTCAAGGATTTATCCGGTTATCACGATTTATCACGGTACATAGCGGCGTTGGAATGCGAATTACGGGAGCTACGTTCCAAGGCTTATGGTGCGCCGTCTGCTTTTAGCGGGATGGCGAGTGGTGGGCATGGTGGTTGTCCAAGTGATCGTGTTAGTCTGTATGCGGCGGCGATTGTTGACAAGAAGCAAAAGATAAAACGGGCGAAGGCGGACTGTGAGGCGGAGCGCGAACGGATATTTAAGTACATTACGGAGGATGTTTCGCAGCGTGACAAATTGGTAGCATCGATGATGTACTGGCGGTTTATCCAGCGTTTATCATGGCCGCAGGTTGCTGTTCGGGCGCGGTTATCAGGCGGGACAGCCTGCCGAATAATGGTTTCGCGGTATTTGGATAAGTGGGGATAAAGCAAAAAGCACCGGTTTCCCGGTGCTTTTTTGGTCTTACGGAGGCAAGCTTTGTCGTGTCATCTTTCACGTCATCTTTTAGTCCAAAATACTGGATTTTAGCTAAAATGCTACTGGTAACAGTAATAACGATAGTTGTATTTCAATCCACTCTGTAAGTCCATCTTTACTATAGCATACATTTTTCGATTTGTCAAGAGGTTATTTTGCATTTTTTATTTTTCATATCGGCGCGTATCAGGTCTTTGATATAACCGGATTTGTTATCTTTTGCTTCGAGCCAATCGATCATATCGTTTTCTGTATTTTTCACAAACCGGATATAGTATCCTTTGGTATTGTCTTTCGCGTACTTTGCATTTGCCGCGTAGCCGGTGCGTTTGGCGTATTCGGCTTGGCGGGCGTTCTTCCGGGCGCGGGCTTCTTCGGGTGTATATTTGGGTGTTGGCATAGGTGTTCCTTTCATGGGGATGCCGCCCGGTGGTCGGGCGGCTGGGTTATAGAAGGCGATTAAAAGTCTTTGCCTTTGACAAGCACGGCGGTACAGATCGGATCGGACTGCTCGTTACCGTCCTCGTCGTAGTTACCGTCGATAACGGCGATTTGGGTATAGTCCCAATCGTTACACATTTTGACTGCTTCTTCGAGGTCAAAGCTTCCGTTTCCCCACTCGTTATCATCTGCGTCTTTTTGTACGGCGTACCAAAGTTTTTTGTTTTCCATGATGCATTTCCTTTCGTTTTCCGCTTTTCGGTTTTGATGATTTGATTATAGCACACTGCAAGTCCGATAGTCAGGACTTATGCTTTGCACGGGCTTGTGACCGTGTTGCCGCATTACCGCGCCTTTCGGCGCGTCACTCTGCGTTAAGCAAATTTAAGCAAGTCGATTATGGCACTGGCGTTGGTTTCGCCTTTGAGGACGTAGAGTTTTGCGATATCATAATATTCCATTATTTCCGCTTTTAGTTTTTCCACGTCTCCGTTGTAAGACTGATCTGCCTCTTCTTTGAGCATTTTGAGGTAGTTGTCATCGGCGATGCCTTTGCAAAAATCGTCCAATGCTTCGAGCCGACTTGTGTCACATTTGGCAAGGTATTTGTCTCTGAGGTTATTTGCGTAATTGATTTGCTTTTCGCTTTTCCCTTCGATGGCCGGAAAACCGTATTTCTCGATGATGGTTTTTGCTTTTTCGGCGTTTTCCTTGGCGATTCTTTCGCGGTAGCAATCTCTGCATTCGGTATAGTTTCTTTCAGCGTAGTCCTCAAAGCGGTTGGCTTCTTGCCGGTTGTAGCAGATTTCTGTGACCTCAAAAATTTTTCCGCATTTTGCACACGTGCATTTTGCTGTTGCTTTTGCCATTTTCTTTTACCTCTGTCTTTCATTTTTTCTTTTGTAACCTTTCTTGATTACGTGTATATTATATCACAGGTATATACATATGTCAATAGGTTTTGCAAAAGTTTTTGAAAAAAGTTTTCGACAAAACATTAAAATTTGAATTTTGTACGTTTTGTACGCTTTGTGGATATATACTATATATAGGAGAGAGCTGCTTTTAGGCGGCTCTCCTTTTTGTGCCGGACACAATGGCCGGTGGTTGGGACATGGCGGGACAGATACTAAGGTAATATTATGGGGCAGATATTGCCCGCGGAAGGAGCAAAAACATGGCATACAATTATTTCCCGGCGGCGTTAAACATTGCCGCCAAGAAGAAGCAATGGGATGCGGCAGCGGCAAAAGGTGAGGATGTGACCGCAATTGCCGACAGTGCGAAGCAATACTATGATGAGTTACGTAGTGCCGGGCGCAGTGACATTGTGGACAAATTAGAGCGGACGAGCGGCAAAGATGTGGACGGGTACATCAACTCGCTTGCGTCCGGGTATGACCCTCACAAGGACATGGAGAGCATCAGCAAGCAAAAATACATTTGGAGCGAGGCGGCAGGCTCCGGCAACAAGGATGGTGCCAAAGCCGCCGAAACCACGGCAAAAGCGTATTATGACAGTTTACGCGCCAACGGATATGGGGACGTTGCGGACAAGCTTAAGGGGCTTAACTCGATTGACGCGGGAGCATATGTAAGACAATTTACGCCGGTGCAAAGCGGTGCTCCCGGCGTGCAGAGCAAATATGCGGTCAAGACGGCAAACCCGGCCTACAGTCCGGACAAGGCGGCGCAGGGCATATATAAATATAAGGTAGACTGGGCGGACGCAAATTCGCGCGGCGGTGACACCCGTCAAATCGAGGCGGACGCAAGCAAGCTTTACAAGGAGTTGGAGGACAACGGTTACGGCGATGTTGCCAACCATTTATCCGGTATTGGTGCGTCGGAGGCGGCCGAATATATTAAGCGTTTTACGCCGCAATATGAGGGCACGGCAGAGGGCAACCAGCGCAAGAGTAATGATGTTTATGCCGTTGGCAAAGAGTACGGGTCGGACATACGCGGCTCATATGACAAGGTATATAACAACAACATTAACGTAAATCCGGTAGAGACCGGCTACGGCAAGAGCGTTATGGCGGCATACGGCAATGCGGCGGACGCGGCCTACGGAAAGACGCTTGGTGGTGGCACCGAGGATGCCGGAGGCAATGCGGACAGTTATGCGGCGGCAAACGCCAACCGCCAAAAGGCGGCGATTCTTGCCAAAGGCAATGCGGACATTCTCAACTATTACAACGCCATCAGCGGTCGTGCGAACGAATGGGCAGGCGGCAAGGCATCGGCTTTATCACAGAATTTAGCACAGCTGCAGGACAACGCGACGGGTGACCGAGCTGCACGGCAAGCCGACGAACAGAACGCTTTACAGGCGTATTTAGGTGAGCTGTCGGCACAGACGAGTGCGGCGCAAGTAGAGGCACAGGCAGAGGAAAAAGAAAAAGATCGTCAGAATGCGATTGATGTGGCTCAGATAAAGGCAAATTCCTCTGGAACAAGGCGGAGCGGAGGCTCTTACAGCACTTCGGGCGGTGGTTCCGGAAAAGGTTCCGGAAAAAGCTCCGGAAAAAGCTCTGGAAAAAGCTCCGGCGGAGGCGGAAAAAGCGGTTCGAGCGGCGGCGATGAGGATGGTTTGAAATTTAAGCGGACGGTGACGCAGATATTGAGTGACGCCAAAGAACGGGCAAAAGTGAGCGGTTTCGACGCAAATGGCAACACGGTTCAGACGGTTGACCCGAAGCTATATGCGCAAAACATACAGGCTCTTTTGGACGACCCGGAATACGCGCTTTCCGAGCGGCAAGCGTTGGCACAGGCTTATAAGGAATCGACCGGAAAGACGCTGGCGATAAAGCCGGACACGGATTTGATTTATACCGGCATTCCGGACAGCATTAAGCGGCGTGCGGCTAATCAGCCGTCGGCTTATGATTTGCAAAAGTATGTGCTTAATTTGCTGGACGCCGGGACGGTTGACGACAGGCAGGCGGAGGCGTTATTAGCCAAGCACGGTGCGTTGGATGACGACATTGTAGATTAACGAGGTACACGGATATGGCATTAAATGTTGAAAAGCTTCGCGCGAAAGCGGCAAAAAAGCCGGTCGGAAAGCCGGTCGGCAAGGAGGTTGCAGCGCAATACTATGCGCGGCAAGAGGCGGCGAAGAACAAAAACGCGGCTGCGGAAGGTGCGGCGCAGGCTGGCAATGCGGCGGTCGGAACGGGCACGGCGAGTGTTCCGTCGAGTGCTCCGGTGGATGAGGTATCGTCTGCACGGGCGTATTTAGACGGTTTAGCGGCGAATTTAGGGGCGGTTAAACAGAGCAGAACGGCAGACGGAAACGGAAAGCCTATGCGCATAAACGGCGATTTACGCGGCATCGCGAAGGAAGGCATGTCCGGTGCGTTCGGCAAGGATTTACCGAGCGGTGCGCCTGCGGTGCGTCCCGGTGTACAAAAGAGCCTTGACGACTACGCGGCGACCGTTAAGGCGGCGGAAACGTTAGCTGCCTCCGGAAAGCTGACCGAAGGCGACGCAGGCACGTTAAACAAAGCGTTTGATACGGCTGTTTCCGACGCGTCGGCGTATGACACGATTGCTTCACGGCAGGCTCCGGCGGATTTTGCGAACAAAGTAGACAAGCTGCAAAGCAAGCCGGAAAGCGGCGTTCGGCATGACATATACACGGCTGTACGTCCGATGGAGGCTATCGGCGGTGCGGATGGCGCAAAGATGAGCTTTGACGAGATTCGGGCTGCCAATGAGAACTTTAACAAGCGTTATGCGGCTGTTTACAAGGACTATACAAGCGGCAGGGCGACAGCTGCGGATCTTACGGCTTTAGGCAAGGACAAGGCCAAGTTAGACAAGGACAACAACGCGTTTTTAGCGTCGGCGCAGGATTCCTTTGAAAAGGCGGTCAACAAGGCTTATGTTAAGTATGTTCCGCGTGCTGAACGGATAGAGGCAGAGAAAAAGCCGGGTATTCCGAGCGGTTACAACGGAGCGAGGGCAGATGCTGCCGAGGCGGACGTACAGAGCCGATACATGGATGTTTATGCCAAGTTTTTACGCGGTGAAGCGACCGAAAAGGAGCTTGCGGAGCTCAAGGGCAAGGCGGAGGCTGTCAAGGCGCAAAATGATGCGTTCTGGGAGACGACAGACGGGATTATTGAGTACGGCAAGAGGTTACATGCTAACAGATCTGTTTTGAAAAAAGACCTGGACGAAGCGAAAAAAAGAACAGATGCTGCCAGGGATGATTTGGGTACTGCGTATCAGAATGTAGATCTTTATGCCCGTCAGCAAGACCCTCAGAACTACAACGCTTATATGGATGCCTACAAAGTTGTTTTCAAAGCGGAGGCAGAGCAAAAGCAGGCTGAGGCGGCTTACAATGCGGCGAATTATGCGGTAAACTTAAACGATTTGCAGCAAACCTACAATGAAACGTACAAACGTGCTTACGAGGCAGCAAAAAAAGGCGGGTACAAAGATCCGGCCGATATTCAGTTCGACATGATACGGGCGGTTAATTACAATTTAGATGACGCGGTCACCTATCATGTTGACGATTTACAGAAATACGGCACGAATGAATGGAAGCGCGTTTATCTTTTTTTACGCGAAACACAAGGCACTGATGCTGCAAACGAATTTGCAAGTGATATCAGGCCTTTTGTAGATGTTGCCAAGGCACGGGAGATTGCAAAAAAATATTCAGAAAGCGGTCTTGTCGGGAAAATGGCTATCGGTGCGTTCACACAAGCGGCCGGCGGTTTATCCGATTTCGGTGCGGGTGCTCTCGGTGTCGGCAAGGCGTTGATCGGTGACACGAGCTACACATTCCCGACAACGGCGCAGAGCGTTGCAAGCGGTGTAAGAGAGGCAGAGAAAGGCACGGCTGCCGGAATTGCGATGGATATTATTCGTTCGTCTGCCAACATGGCGCCGTCGATTGCGATCGGCGCGGCGATGCAGGCTGCCGGGCTGCCGGGTGCGGCTTTGGTTCGGAGCATTTCCTTTGGCGGCAGTGCGGCGGGCAATGCGTACATACAATCGATCAACGAAGGCAAGGGTTACGGTGAATCGGTTTTATACGGTGCGGTGGTCGGTGCGAGCGAGGTTTGCTTAGAGCGTGCGCTTGGCGGTATTGAGGGGCTGGGCGGCAAGGGAGTTTCCCGTTTTATGCAGACCAAGGCAGGAAAAGCCGTACAGGCGCGGTTATCCTCCTTTTTATCCAAGTTCGGCACGACGGTAAAGGGACGGACGGCACTCGAGGTATTCAACGCGACAGGTCGGTTTTTGAGCAACAACACGGCGGAGGGTTTAGAGGAGTTTACGCAAGATATGCTTGACCCGATATTCCGCAACGTGATTTTTGGTGAGGACAATGCGGTTTTTACGCAGGAAAACTTTGACAATGCGATGTATTCGTTCTGCGTCGGATTTTGGAATGCCGGGTTACTCAACGCCATGAGCGAAATTTCGCGTTTCAAGACGGTTAACCGCATTATCAACGGAAATGGCACGATGCAGGATGTTACGGATGCGTTGGAATCTCCGGAGATGCGGAGGGACTTAGAGCGCGTTTTTACGCGCACGTTCGAGATGGCGGATGGCGGCAATTTTGCCTTTTCCGACAACGAGCTTGTCAATGCGGTCTTTTTAGCGATGTGGCAAAAAGGTGTCAAGCAAGGGACGGCTCATGCGGACGATATACGGGCAGAGGCAGGCGATGCGGCAGATGTAGCGCAGAGCGGTGTGGAGCTTGCGGAGGCGGTAAACAAGGCGGCGGACAGTGTTGCGGACAGAGTTGGGGAGGATATTCGCCAAAGTCAACGTGTTGTTGATGCGGACGTTACGGCGGATTCGGATATCCGTACTGAGCAGGCTGCGGCAGAGCCGGTGCGCGAAAACGCAGAACAAGCACGTGACAGGGCTGTTTCTACGGCAGGAGCGGCCGAAAATGCCGAAGCTACAGCACAGTCGGAGGTTCCTACTGCTTCTGCGGCTGAAAGTGCAGGCGATGTCGGGGCAGTATCGGCAGAAAGTACTGCTTCCGACACTTCGAAAATCGAGCAGATCAAGCAAAAGGCTATTTCGCCGAAAGAGGCATTAGACAATTCTTCTCCTTTTGCGGACGAATCTTACAGCGAAATTGACAAGAAATCGAGCCGTGCGGCCGAAGCCTTATCCGGTGCGTTAGGCGTTAATATCAAGATTTTCAGTGACACGGCAGGCATTGGCAATTTTTACGATTCTGCAAGCGACACGCTTTACATTAACGGCGATGGGGAGTTTCCGGTTTCTTATCAGTTACGGCGCGGACTTATGACGATGCTTGCTTCTTCCGATTCAAGCGAATTTGCAAAGCTTCGTGAGTTCTTAGTTGGCAAGTACAAAGAGACCTTCGGAAAAGACGCTTATACGGAGTATGCCGAGAAGAAAAAGCAAGAATTTTCAAAAAATGGATTATCTTTGGACGACGGCGGTGTCGGCAATGAGTTATGTGCCGATTTAGGTATGCGGATGCTTTCGGATGTGGATGCGGCAAAGGCAATTGCAAAGGAGCTTCGCACGCCGGAGGCAAAGAAGCTGTTACGTGCGTTGGAAATGCTTTCGAAAACGGAAGAGGTCAACTTTGATTTTCTGCCGACTTCGGTTGAAGCTTTAGGTGAAGCGGACATGAAGACGGCGGAAAAAATGGTTTTGGATATGTTTTTCCGTGACGGGGTTGGCAAAGATCGCAAGAATTCGTATGTAGTGGCGGAAAGCACGTCCGGAACGAATACAGCAAAAGGAATCTTTGATGAAACAACAGCCACGAAAAGCAATCCGGCGACAAAAGAGGAAATAAACAGCTACATTGATTATTCGTTACAGTATGCCAGTGAAACCAAAGAAAAAGGAAATGTCACGTTCCCGAAGCAAAGAGAAGCCATTGATTATGGAGAAGCAAGTGAACGAATGGTTGATGACTTGAAAAACGATGTGGATGTGGCCGGGAAAAGGCACGTTTTACGTGATAATGACATTCGGCACATTGTAAATTCTCATGGCGAAAATACAAACGAAAAATATCCGATAACTGCAAGCGATTTGAAGCAGATACCGGATATTGTTGAAAACTATGATGATGTGCTTTTTGTGCCGCACCCAAACGGGAATAAAGGCATTTATTATGTAAAACAACATAACGGAACTACTTACTATCTGGAAGCAATAGCGCAAAATGATGCGCTTATCGGCAAGCAGATGATAAAAGTTCCGACCGGAACCGTTCCGGACGTTCGAGGCTTGAGTGAAGCAATAAACAAAAAATGGAGCGCATACTCTCGCCAGATGAATAAAATCCCCCGGATGTACGTCCAAGACGCCTCGCATACAGCTCCATTTGCTAACAGTATACCCGAAAACAATGGCGTTAACAATGTAGAAAATGTAAACAATTTGCAAAATAAAGCGGCTTTGGCGGCTATTAAGACCGATGCCGCGCCTGAGGTGACCGGAAAAACGGACGTGCAAGCAAAGCCGGAAGGCAAGGCGGAAGCGAGACCGGAGGTCAAGACGGAAGAAAGACCGGGCGCAAAGAGCGATTATGTATTTGCCGATCTGCCGGAGCACACGGTTGAGGAAGGCAAGCACACAAAGACCGGTGAGCCGATATACATTTTGAAGCTCAAGGATCGCGTCTCGACGGACGATTACAAGGCTATCAACACGGAAGTGAAAGCCAAAGGCGGCTATTATTCCCGGTATGCAAAGGGCTTTATTGTGCCGAAAGAGATTTTTGACGCGTACAATACTTTTGCAGAAGGTCAAAAAGCGGTTGACAATAGTGGCGATGTAGGATATAATGAAGTTGGAAACGTCAAAGACGTCAAAAACGGAAAGGAAGGTACAGAAGATGTACAGGGACGTGGAATACTGGACGGAGAAAGCGGACATGATGGTGGACGATTACGCCGAGAAACTGCGGGATCTGATGACGGAAACGGAGATAGCCAAGATGTGTCAGAGGCTCGGAAGGACGGCGGACGAGTACTACAGAGGGATTCTCTCGACCAAGCAAGCGGACGTGATGGAGGAAATGACGGCGAGGGAGTTCACGGAAGCGATGTTAGAGGAAGCGATCACGGCGAGGTTAAAGAATCTTCTTCCGCAAGAGTAAGAAAAGGAGATCTCGGAAGAACAGATAGCGGACATGTTAGATTGGTATCGGAACAACCATTAACCGAAGAATCGGGCGCGGACACGGAAGCTGCGTCCGATGTTTCTTCTGCGGGCAAGAAGGCTGTTGACACGGCGACGCCGGAGGAAAAAAAGGCGGTCAAGCCGGAGGATGGCGAGAAAGCGGAAGCGCAAGAGGCAGGCAACACAGAAGGCAAGGAAGCCTATGCCGAAAAGCCGGAAAAGCCAAGCGCGAAAAAGGTATCGGAAAAGAAAGAAGCGCCGGAAAAGAAAGAGCCGGAAAAAGCTTCGGAGAACACACCGGAGGAAGTTGACACGGAAGCGACTGCCATTACGGAAAAGCGTCCGTCGAACAAAGAAAACTTTTCGATTTCCGACGAAGTTGCCGCAAAGCTTGACAGCACAGCGCCGAACGCTATGGACAATATTGCGGCGATCAAGCTATTAAAGCGTATTGAAGAAGAAGGCAGACCGGCAACGGCCGAAGAAAAAGAGATACTTGCGAAGTACAAGGGTTGGGGCGGTATCGATTTGCGGAATCTAAACTACGAAGCACGCCGCGACCTCGACAACTTATTCTCATATGAGCAAAGGGTCACTATGCAGAATTCGTCCCTTACGGCGTACTTCACGCCGACAAAGGTGATTGACGCGATGTATACAGGGCTTATGCGTATGGGCTTTAAGGGCGGAAACATCTTAGAATCCTCTATGGGTATCGGCAACTTTTTCGGGCGCATGCCGGCGGCGATAAGTGCGAAGTCCTCTTTGACAGGCGTTGAAATGGAATCGTACACGGCACGTATCGCCCAGCTTCTCTACCCCGGCGCAACGGTCATTAACAAGCCTTTCCAAGATGTTGCCATGCGAAACGATGCATTTGACTTAGTGATCGGAAACGTACCTTTCGGAACCACGTACTTAAGCTATGGCAAGAAAAAGTATTTGTTACACAATTACTTTATTCTTTCGTCGCTTGACAAGGTACGCGAAGGCGGCATGGTGGCGGTTCTCACGAGCGCCGGAACACTTGACAGTTACGGTATGGACGCGCGCAAGGCCATAATGGACAAGGCGGACGTTGTGGCCTGTTACAAGCTGCCGGAACGTGTATTTTCCCGGAATGCGAACACGGATGTACAGACGGATTTACTCATTTTAAGAAAGCGTGCGGCAGGAGCAAAGCCGACCGGAGACAGCATTTTGAATGTTGTGACGACAGAGGACGGTTTACGCATAAACGAGTATTTTGCAAAGCACCCGGAAAATGTATTGGGAACATTAGCAAAGGGCACGAATGCATGGGGTGAGATAACGACGGTCAAGGGCGGAACAGACTTTTATGAGCGTTTGACTGCCGCTATGAACAAGCTGCCGAGCGGTTTATTTACCGGGAAGGCAAGTCTTGCGCCGATCGAGAGCATTGTATCCGTAAGCACGAAGCCGCGTTTCTTTGAGCGAAATGGGGCAATTTACGAGGACAGCGGCGAAGGAAAGGCTATCAAGGTCGATGAGAAAAAAGTCGGCGTTGTAAGCGACTACATAGCGGTACGCGACGTATACAAAGAAATGTTAGACGCGTATGGCAAGAATCTGCCAGAAGAAGACATCAAGCCTTTACGCGACAAGCTAACAAGTGTTTATGACAATTTTACCGCAAAGCACGGTCCGATCTCCGGTGACGGTAAGAAGAAAAACGGTGCCAAAAAGAGCGCGAACAACACGTTCTTAGAAGCGGATTCCGACTACTATCTTGTCGGCGGTTTGGAAAGATATGACGATAAGGCGAAGAAGTTTGAAAAATCGGCTTTATTCGAGAAGGACACGCTTCGCAAGAAAGAAATCGAACACGTTGACACGGCTTCCGCTGCGCTTGTTGTTTCCTTAAACGAAAGCGGCAAGGTTGACTTTAAGCGCATGCATGAGTTAACCGGCATGAGTGAAAAAAAGTTAATTGACGAGCTTAGCGGTGAAATTATTCTTACGCCCGACGGGGATTATGTTTTAACCGACATTTACCTTTCGGGCAATATTTATGAGAAATTAGACGCGGTCAAGGGCAAAAAGGGCTTTGAGAAGCAACAGGAAATGCTTGAAAGGGCGATTCCGAAGCCGAAGGCTGCATCTGAAATTGACGTAAAGCTCGGTGCGAACTACATTGACGCAAAGTATATTGGGGATTTTGCAAGAGACGTATTCCGCACAAGACTTGAAATAGGCAAGGACAGTGCCGGACATTGGTCGATCGAGGGTGCGAGGGCTTCGCGGTATGGCGACATTCTCACGGTGAAGTACGGTCTTCCCGGCATGAATGCGGTTCAGCTTCTCGAAAAGATATTAAATGACAGCGAGATCAAGGTCATGAAGACCGTAAACGAGGGCGGTCAGAAGAGAAGCGTTTTCGATGAGGAAAAGACGAATGTTGCCATGCAAAAGGCGGACGACATTCGCGAAGCGTTTGCAAATTGGGTATTCAAGAGTACGGAACGGCGAAACGACATTGTGGACAAATACAACCGCATGTACAACAATTTCAAGGCGGTTGACTACGAAAAGATCGCTGAAAAGCTTTCGTTTGATTCGATGGATGCGAATTTGAAAAACAAGCTGTATCCGCACCAAAAGAGAGCTATTGCACGCGCTTTATTTGGTGGAGATGTTCTGTTTGCGCACGGTGTCGGAACGGGCAAGACCTTTGAAATGATTGCTTCTGTGATGGAAGCAAAGCGCATGGGGCTTGTAAACAAGGCGGCGATGGTTGTTCCGAAAAACAAGGTCTCTGACTTCAAGAAAGACATTGCAGGGGCTTATCCGAACGCGAAGGTACTGATTGTAAGCACGCAAAACGTTAAACGGCAATCCATGATAGGACTTATCGGTTCAAACGACTGGGACATTGTTTTGCTTTCGCGCGAGACGTTCACAAAGATTCCGGTCAGTGAGACGCTACAGCAGAATTTCGTTTTACAGCAGCTTGAAGATGTGCAGCGCGAGCTTTCCGAAGCGCAAGCTGACAGAAACACGGCGCGTCGTGTAATCAACGGGCTTAAAAAGCGCAGCGAGACTTTAGAAAACAAGTTGAAAGAGATCGACAAGGCGACCAAGCGCGATGAAAACAGTGTTGATTTTGAAAAACTCGGCATTGACTGCATTTGTGTGGATGAAGCGCACAACTACAAGAGCATTGTTACGCCGACGCGCCTTAACATCAAAGGTTTAAGCAAGACGGGCGATTCGCAGAGAGCGAACGACATGCTTATGAAGCTTGACTACATGCGCGCGATTGGCGGAAAGATTATTTTCGGTACAGGCACGCCGATTACCAACACGGTATCGGAAATCTACAACATGGCGCGCATGGTATGTCCTTCTGTATTGGAGGAAGCCGGGATTCACTCGCTTGACGAATGGGTTAACACGTTTGGCAAGGTAGAATCGACTACCGAGATCGATATCGGAAACAACATCAAAAGCAAATCGACGCAGATTATCCGGAAATTTATCAATCCGAACGAGATGATCGGCATGTTCCGTCAATTTGCCGATGTGGTATTTACAGAGGATGTTGTGACAAATCTGCCCAAAGCCAAGTTCATTCAAGTGGAAATTGAGGGCACGGACGTACACAAGAAGGTCATGGAAACGGTCGGAAGTGCCCTGCAAAATGCGAAGAACTCTGAAAAAATGAAAGTTTCCTCGCAGGTTATGGCGATGGCAACGGCAGCGGCGGCTGATCTGAAAATGCTTGCCGGAGCAGATTCCGTATACAATCCGTTTGGAGAATACTCGGCGGAAGAGTTAGAATATGAAAACAGCAAGATGAACAAAATGTGCGACATTACGTTTGATGAATACCAAAAGTCAAACGACATCAAGGGCACGCAGATCATCTTCTGCGACAGCGGCGCCGGTTCGGGTACGATCTACTCTTTCAATCTGCACAAGGACATCAAAGAAAAGCTTATCAAGCGCGGCATACCGGAAAATGAAATCGTCATTGTTCAATCGCAGAGCGACGAAAAGCTTGAAGAGCTATTCCGGCAAGTAAACGACGGCGAAGTTCGCGTCCTTATCGGCACATCCGCAAAAATGGCAGAGGGGCTAAATGTTCAAAAGCGTGTAGTGGCTATTCATCATCCGACTGTCACCTTTACTCCGGCTGACCTTGAACAAGGCAACGCAAGGGGTGTTCGACAAGGCAACATGAATGACGAAGTGCGCATTTACAACTACGTACAAGGCGACACATTCGACGCGTACAAATGGCAGGCGCAGGCGCGCAAGGGTGAGATGATCAAGCGTGCACTTCGCGGTGAGGCCGTTTCGGAGCTTGAGGACGTAGGCGACGACATCGACCCGGCAGACGCTATGGCGGTGGCTTCCGGAAATCCGCTTGTTAAGGACAAGATAGACATTGACAAGGAAGTTGTACGGTTAAAGAACTTACAGCGCAATTACTTAAACGAAGTTTATTCTTATCAAGATACGGTTTCAAAGAATCCTGATCTTATTTTGCAGACCAAGCGGTATATTGCGAACATGGAGCGCGATATCGGCATTCGCGACAAGTTCATCGGCAAGGAATACATTGTTATCAACGGCACGATATACACGAAGCAGACCGAGGCGAACAAGGCACTTGCGGAAGCGATACGAAAAGCACCGAAGGACGGTGAATACAGAAAGCTCGGCGTATACAATGGTTTTGACATCATGTTCAAGGGTGAGACGGGCGGTCTTAACTACTCGATACTGCTAAAGGGTGCGAACGGTTATGCTGTCGAATATGCAGGAAGCGGAAACAACATAGCGCGTTTTGCCGGTGCTTTACGGCGGCTTGACACGGCACTTGAAAAGGAAAAGGCACGCTTGGAAACGCTCATTTCCGATTTGGAACTTGCGAAGAAAGAGGCGAACAAGCCTTTTGAGCACCAAAGTGAGCTGGAAAGTGCCTTACAGAAGCAGAAGGACATCACCTATCAATATGAGCACTTTAACGAGAAAAAGCTGGAAACACCGGCTGACAAGGCGGGTCCCGGAAGCGACAGCGACATTAAAGCGTACCGAGCGGACAGGCGTCAGCCGCGCAGTTGGAAAACGAAGAGAGCTGCAAGCTTCAAAAAATCCAAAGCAAAGGTTAAGCCGATACCGGAAATTGTTGACAAGATTCGGGAAAAGTTCGACGTTCCGGTTCGAACCGGAAACATGCGTTCGCGCGGCACGCTTGGTCAATACGACGCGCGGCAGGTTTCTATACGCTCAAGATTTGCAAACGATCTTCCGACCTTATCGCACGAATTAGGGCATTATCTTGACGCGGAATACGGTTTTTCCAACAAAGAAGCGATACGAAAGCTTATTCATGCGCTGCCGGAGCCGTTCAAGGCGATGTATTCGGAAAGCGTGCTGCCGGGTGAAGCGTTTGCCGAATATTTACGCGAATATTTGACAAACAAAGACGAGGCTGCGAAAAAGCATCCGGAATTCACGGAGCTGTTTGAAAGGACGCTGTCTGACGGCGATATGCAGTCGGTCAACGAATTAGCAGACGACATCAACGCTTATCTGTCTTCGACGCCGGAAGAGAGGTTACAGGCTTCTGTGTTATCCAAAGAGCAGATTGCAAAGCGTGACAAGATATCGAAGTCCGAAGCGTTTGACAACATGCGTCGTCGGGCAAAAGACTATTTTGTCGACGACATTTCAGCTTTGGAAGAACTTGGCGAGCTTGTCGGGATAGACAGTGTGAAGAACGGCAGGAAAAGCCCGTATGCACTCGCCTTTTTAGCGCGCAAGGCGGAATACACCGGCTATCACATTATCACAAACGAGCTTTGCGACATGGAAGGAAACCCGGTTGGAAAAAGCCTTATGGAACGCTTATATCCGGTTGGAAACAACATGGACAACTTCAACTATTATCTTGTTGCAAAACGCGCTGTGGAGGTTTTGAAGCGCAATCCGGATCTTCCTCTTATGCCAGACCCGACGTTAAACGACGTTGGAGAGCTTCAGCGAATCGTTGACGAATACGACAGGCGCTATCCGGAATTTGAAAAGGTAAGTGAGGATGTTTACGACTTCTTACGGCAGGTACAGCGGCTTTACGGACAGGCAAGCGGTGTGGAATCGGCAGAGCAGCTCGACTTCTTAGAGGGCATTTATCCGCATTATGTTCCTCTCAAACGTGCCTTAAAGCGTTCTTCCGAAAAGTTAACGGGCGGCGCAAAGAGCGGATATGCAAACCAAAATTCCACGATCAAGCGGTTCAAAGGCAGCACGGAGGAATTTGTTGCGCCGACGGACAGCATAATCGACATGGTTATGCGTGTTGTAAAAGTGGCGCGACGAAATGCGGTTGGTGCCTCTATTGCCAACATTGCAAACTCTAACAAAGATCTTGCAAGCATTATTGAGCGCGTTGAGCCGGACAAGACCGTGCAATCCTTCAATTTGATGAAGCAGAAAGAAGAACTGCTTGACAAGGCGTTAGAAGGTGGCATGGTGGACGAAGAAGGCAACTTCAAAGACCTTATCAACGCTATTTTCGATGATGTACAAATGAAATTCATTCCGTATGTGAACGGCGGCAAGAATATTGTTAGTTTCCGTGTGAACGGCAAAACGCAATATTTCCAAATCGGGAACAAGCGTTTGTATAACGCCATTGCAAACATAAATTCGAACGATATCGAACCGACGCTTAAAGTCTTAAACAAGATTCAAGGCATTATGAAATACGGCATTGTCGGTGTGAATCCGGCTTACATTATCGGCAACTTTGCAAAAGATATTGGTACTGCGTGGTATTCAAGCGACGAGATGAATTTTGCTTCTTTTGCGGCAAGCTATGTGGCGACGGCCAAAGATATTCTTCTGAACGACCCGGAATACAAGCGTTTTCTTGCTATGGGCGGCGGTCACAATGTACGCATTGAATGGAAGAAGTACTACATCAAAAAGGAAATGGAACGGATGGTTCGTGCCGGGGACAAAAAAGGCTTGCAAAAGCTTTGGAACGAATTAAGCGAGCCGTATCAGCTTGGTGCAGAGCTTTATGCAGAAACGCATAATCCGCTTCATCTTGCGGCAGGCGCTTTAGGTATTGCCGGTAAAGCGGTCGGAAAAGTACCGGAGAAGATCGGCGAAGCAAGTGAATTTGTGGAATCCATTCCGCGTGCGCAAGAGTTTATCCGCAAAGCAAAGGATGATCCTGTCGGTGCGATGTATGCTGCGGATGAAATCACAACCAACTTTCAAAAGCACGGGAGGGCGCGTTGGGTAAACTCCGTGTTTATGTTTGGAAATGCCAGCGTTCAGGGGTTATACAAAGTTTTACGTCATTACGCCAAAGGAACGAAAAAAGAACTTGCTATGCGGTGGGCAAAGCTGATTCTTACTGGCATTGCGCTTGAAGCACTGCAAGCGGCGTTCAACCGGGACGACCAAGAAGAATACGAGAATCTTTCGACCTACACGAAGAACAACAATTATGTTCTGAGTCTTGGAGGCGGTCGGTTCTTCAAGGTTCCAAAGCCGCGCGAATTTGCTGTTTTTTCATCGGCTATCGGACGTTCGATTGAATATGTTTTCGGAAACGATGAGGCATTTTACGATTTTGCGGACTACTTATTCGACACGTTTTCGCCGCCGGGTATACCGTCCATTACGGATTTTGACAATTCGGACGGAAAAGCCTTTGAAAAGGTAATTCACGGTGTGCTCAGCGATACAGTCTTTTCGGGAGCCTTTGACATTGGTTTCAACATCGATTACAAGGGAGACGAGATTGTACCGAGCTACATGGACAACTACAAGAACGAGAGCGACAAGGTTTACGACACAACAAGTAAGGTAGCGATTGCGATCGGCAAAATGCTTAACATGTCCCCTATCAAAGTTGACTATTTGCTCAGCAACGGGCTCGGCGTATTCGGAAGGGCGGCACAATACCTTTTCCCGAGTGATTCTTCGCGGCGCGACTTAACATTTGGTATCAAGAGCCGGTTATTTGCGCAAAGTCAATATTCGACGGATGTATACGACCTTGTATATGAAAAAGCGGAAAAGGCAAAGAAGGCATATGACACTGGAGAGGAAAAAGGATATTCCGTTGAAACGCTTTTAGAGTACGAGGACACGCAGATGTTGAAGACGCTTGTTTCGCAATATCGGCGGGCTATCCGATATTCCGATCTGACGACCGAGGAAAAAGAACAGCGGTTAACCGGATTACAGGCGTTTATCCGGGCATGGGACAGCACGCCGACCGAAGCGGACAAGCGGTCGATCGAGCTATTCGAGAGCACCGGAAATACGGACGTTTTCTACAAGACCTTTGCAAGCAACATCAAGAGCACTTTGACCGGAGCGGTGAAAGTGCCGCAGTATGAAGACGGCAAGATTGTTGCGGTAAAGACAATGAATTACACAGCAGAGCTTTCGCCGGACGAATATCTGATGTTTTTCAACGACGCCTGCAGGGTCATTGATGAAGCAAAGCTTGCTTTATTAAACGCGGACGAACTTGACGACGAAGTCAAGGCTAAGAAGGTTGCAAAGAACATAAAAGATGGGATCTCTAAGCTAAAAAAACGGTATCTTGAAGATTTCGGGAAGCCGACAGAAGAATCTAAATAAACATTCGGAAAGCAGAAGCACATTTGCAGTGAATATGGTGAATGTGCTTCCGCTATTATTTTACAGAAGAAAGGAGCATATTTATATGGCGGAAAAATGGGCGAGCGAAGCGCAAAGAGTTTTTGCACGGGCGATTGTACTTGAGGGAATGAGCAAGTCGGACGCCTTCCGCAAGGCCTATCCGGTACACGCTTCGCATCTTTCTTCGGCACAGCAGGTTGCGGAATCGGCAAACAAAAAGTACCGCATGGCTGGTGTCAAGCGCATCATAAAAGAATTACAGGAGCAGAACGGTGGTATTCTATCCGAGATTATTAAAGAAGACCCGACGCGAAAGACGCTTTTACAAGATGTTGCGGAGCTTATTGAGGTTGCAAAGCAAAACGCTTATACCGAAGAAAAAGACCCATACGGGAACAAAGTAACGGTTCTCAACGACAAGGCGGCAAATGTGCTTTTGAAGGCGATTGAACGAGCGGCCAAGATGATTGGTGCGGACGAGCCGGAGAAGGTACAAAATGATGTGATTATTTCGTTTGAAGGTGACTTTTCGGAATATGACGGATAGACTGACTTTCGGCGGAAAGCCGAACCCGAAGCAGGATATATTCTTAAAGGCGGCAGAGCGATATGTTGCTTACGGTGGGGCGCGCGGCGGCGGAAAGAGTTGGGCATTACGGTTCAAGCTTGTGGTATTATGTTTGCGAAAGCCCGGCATACGGTGTCTTATGATACGGCGGACATATGCGGAATTAAAAGAGAACCACATTCGGGTATTAAAGGGCATGATTCCGGAAAGTCTTGCGCATTACAGTGACAGTGACAAGCTATTTTTCTTTGTCAACGGAAGCGTTTTGAAGCTTGGTTACATGGACAGCGAAAGTGACGTTTTGCGCTATCAAGGTCAAGAATATGACATCATTGCGCTTGACGAAGCGACGCAGCTTACCGAATACCAATTTCAGACGTTAAAGGGTTGTTTACGCGGTGCGAACGATTTTCCGAAGCGGATGTATTTAACCTGCAATCCGGGCGGTGTGGGGCACGCATGGGTCAAGCGGTTATTCATTGACCGGGATTTCCGGACGGATGAAGACGGAAATGATTACCGGTTTATTCAGGCGTTACTTTACGACAACGAGCCTTTAATGAAGAAAGACCCGGACTATGAAAAGAACCTAAAGAGTTTGCCGGAGGACATACGCGAAGCGTGGTTATACGGGAAATGGGACATCTTTGATGGGCAGTTTTTCAAGGAATTTGACAGGGAGATACACACGTGTGAGCCATTTCCGATTCCGGAGCACTGGGTGCGATACCGGGCGTTTGACTATGGCCTTGATATGCTTGCGTGTTTATGGATAGCGGTAGACGAAAAGGGTGAGGCGTACATATACAGAGAGCTCAACAAGTCGGGGCTTATTGTCAGCGAAGCGGCAAAGGCGATACGCGACTTGACGCCGGAGGGCGAAAAGATCGATGTGACCTACTGTCCGCCGGACATGTGGTCGCGCCAAAAGGACACGGGCAAGAGCATGGCGGAGCTATTCATGGAGGGTGGCATTGACATTCTTGCGGCGTCAAACGACCGTGTGCAAGGTTGGTTACAGGTAAAAGAGGGGCTTGCCATACGCGAGGTACGGGACGAATTTACCGGTGAGATTGTTCGGCGGTCGCGGCTGCACATCATGAAGAACTGTGTGGAGCTTATCAAGCATTTGCCGCTTTTACAATTTGATGCGAAGAATGTAAACGATGTTTCGAAGGTGCCGCACGACATTACGCACAACACGGACGCGCTGCGGTATTTCTGCATTTCCTACTTTTCTTCGGCGAAAGAGGCAGAGCCGGAAGAGAATTATTTTGAAAAATACAAGAAAAAGCTGCTAAACGGAAAGAAAAATCGGCATCGTTGGTAAAGTTGTACGTTTTGTACGCTTTTCTATGTTAAACTTATATTAAACATAGCTATGGATGCATAGGTCTGTTTTTTAATGCAACAAAGAATAGGAGTGTAAGAAGCATGAGCGAAAAGAATGTAAGGCTCGGCAAGCGAAAGTTAATTTGCGGTATCAAGAACTGTCGCGTTCGCGAGAGCCGTTATATCAGCAAGAGCGGCGATTTTCAAAAGACGCCGAACATTTGTGAAGACTGTCTTGAAAAGGCATACGGCGTTATGACAGCGGCGGAAAGCACGCCGGGCGGCGTTGTTTACGGAAAGGTATACAGTTCGACCGGGAGCGGCAAGGTAGTACGGATGAAGAAGAAAAAGCTTTTATGTGCGGTCAAGGGTTGTCCGAGCCGAGAAAGCTGGTACATTTCCGCAGGCGGCGACTTTTACGGAAGTCCGAATATTTGTTCCGACTGTTTGAAGAAAGCCTATGCGGAATGTTTTCAAGCTGCGGATTTATCGGAATTTGACATTGTCTGCACGCCGTATGAATCGGGAAGTGCGAGTGTTACGACGCACCCGGTTAAGGGTTCAGCGGCCGGCGTTTGGACGTTTACCAACGGTGCGTACTACTTAAACAGCTACATTTTCAAAGCTGGCGATGTTGTTTTGATTACGGTTACGGCTTCGCAGACGGGCACGGACAACATTGTGGAAGTGAATGATGTTAGTTCGAGCTTTGAAAGTGAAGCGACGATTACAGTGCCGAAGACGGTTTTGAAAAAACCGATTTTGATTTCCGGTGCGCTTGGCACAAGCTTCACGGTCAAGGTAAACTATGCGGAGATTGCGGAAGCGGCGGTGAGTGCAAACACGGTGGAAGCAACACCGGTTGTTTTGAAAGCAGACGAATCGACGGATGCCGAAGAAAGTGTCAAGGTTATCAAGAAGGCGAAGACGGTGAAAAAGAATGCGCTGGAATGAGATTGCATGGATGCTTCTTTTAGGTCTTTCGAATCTTTCGCTTATGGCGGTATTTATCGTTTATTTGATTTTATCCCGGCGAGAGCGGCACGATTTATACAATCGTTTCATGAGTGCGAACATTGGGGACTATATGCGGCTTTCCGAAAAAGAGACGCCGAAAAAAGATATTCGCATGAGTGCGCACAAGAAAGCGATTGCGGCATTTCATGCAAGCGGAACCGGGATAAAGCCGGAATAAGGAAGGATGGTAACAGATGGGGTTCTTTACCGGGTTATTTTCCCGTTTGGCAAAGCAAGAAGAACATCCGGAAAACGAGATTCTTGACCGGCATGGGATGACGCGTTCGGAAATTGAAAGCTTCGTTTTAGAGGAACTTGAGCGGCGCAGGGACGAGCGGCGGTCACTTGAACTTCAATGGCAGATCAACTCCAACTTTCTATACGGTAACCAACGCTGCGATATTAACCTGAAGAACGGCACGGTAGAGCAATACAGTGAAGCGACCGAAGGGCTTGAATGCGAGGTATTCAATCAGATTGAGCCGCTTTACAAGACGCGTCAGGCGAACCTAAACAAGGTTTCGTATGCGATGACGGTAAGGCCGCGCACAAGTGAGCTTGACGATGTTTCGAAAGCAAAGGTATCGACGGCGTTATTGCGTTTCAAGCAGAGTGTCAGCGGCTTTGACAAGTTCAAGAGTAAGCTTGTCGGATGGGCGGAGATCACCGGGACGGCGTTTATCTTAAACTGGTGGAATCCGGAGGCCGGAGAAAAGGTTGGCGACATTGCGGAGGTTGTGGAAGATGAAGACGGAAATGCCGTAGAGCAAATCAAAGCGATTCATGCCGGTGACATTGAATACGGGCTTTTATCCCCGTTTGAGGTTTTTCCGGAGACGTTATACGAAAGCGAAGTGGAAGACGAACGTTCCATTATCCTTGAGCAGGTATTAAGCACAGGCGAGATATACGACTTATACGGCATTGAGGTAGATGGAAAGTCGATTGAAACATACGCGATTGCACCGGTAGAAGGTGCTGGTGGTTATGGTTATGTAGCAACGGTTTCCAAGATGACCTCGCGCACGGCGGAAAACGCGGAAAAGGTTATCACGTACTATGAGAAGCCGAACCGACGTTATGAAAAAGGACGCATGATCATTTTAATCGGTGAGCGGTTATTTTGGTATGGGGATTTGCCTTACAGCAAAATTCCGCTTATTGCTGTCAAGAGTGACGAGGTTGCCGGTCAATTCTTCGGGCGGAGCTTTATTCAGACGCTGATTCCGTTACAGCGTGCCTACAACGGCATGATGAACACGATTCACGATTACGCCAAGCGTCTTTCGATGAGTACGCCGCTTGTGGAAGATGGCTCGATTGAAGACATGGACGATTTCTTGGACAATGTTTTTGTACCGGGAAATGCCGTTGTATACAAGACGGGGCGGACACGACCGGTGTTTATGGATGTTCCGGATTTTCCGAACGAATTAAATGTACAGCTTGCCAAGATAAAGAACGACATGGAATATGCGGCCGGTGTCAGCCAGCTAATGGTTTACGGGCAAAAGAATGGTGTTACCAGCGGCACGGCAATTGAAAATCTTACCGAGATTGACAACACGCGTTTATCCATCACGGGTGAGAACATACGAGCCGGTATTCTGAAGCTTGCGGAATTATGGCTTGAGATGTACAAGGAATGTGTGAGCGGATATCGGGTATTACACATTGTTGGGAGCAACGAAGCCGGAGATGTACTCATTTGGAGTGGTGAGGACATCAACTCGTATGATATACGCTTTGACACGGAAAATGAGCTGATTTACAGTGAAGAAAAGCAGAATCAGAATTTTCAGGTTGCGTACAGTATGGGTTTATTTGCTGATTCGGATGGGCGGATACCGGAATATTTCAAGGCGAAGGCACTGGAAAAAATGAAGGTCGGCGACTATTCATCACTTTTAGGCACGAAGGAATTACACCGTCAAAAGGCAGAGCGTGAGAACGGTTTATTGAAATTCGGTGTTGTTCCGGTGCTTGCGGAGATTGACGACCACGCGATACACATTGACGCGCACGAGCGGCTTATGCTGCAATTAGAATATCAGGCCATGAAGGCGGAGCGGCCGGAGATATGCACGGCATTTGAAGCGCATGTTGCCGAGCACAAGGCGCGTGAAGAAGCGGAGAAGCAAAACGCGGCGATTCTTGCCGCGCAAGGCGAAAATCCATAAGGACACAGGACAGAAAGGAGTTTTCAGAATGAATGAAAACGAAAACAGCACGGAAAGAAATGACATCACGTTAGATGATTTACGAAACAGTTATCTGGAAACGGCTGGTGCTTCCGGCGAAGAAGACGCTTCGGCGGCTGGTGAAGGTGCAAGCGGCGGAATGCCGCAAGGCGGTACGGCTGATGTCGAGGAACCGACAGGCGATGTTCCGTCTGCCGGAGAAGAAACCGGTATGCCGCAGAACGAAAGCGGCGGCAACGGTTATGATGAACGCTTTGGAGCGGCGATGGGTTTATCGCACCAGAATGACCGCATGAATGCGCTTATGGCGGAGAATGCAGCCTTAAAGGAACAATTAGCGGCGGCGAATGCGGCGGCAAGTGCGAATGCGGAAAACGCGAACGCGGCGGTGGCGCAGACGCTTACCGGAGACGATCTTCCGAAATTTGATGACGAAGAATATTCGTTTGCTTCTGACGCGGAACGACGCGAGATTATGGGCAACTACACGCGGGCATTAGTGGACTATGCGGTAAAAAAAGCGCAGAGTGATGTTTTGAACCGTGTAGCACCGCTCATTGATGAATACGACCATGCAATAGAAAATGCAGAGTTTGACAACGCGTTGAAATCGCTTGGCGCGTCGCCGGAATTTGCGGACATTGCTTCGTACAGTGACGACATTCGCAGGCTTTCGGCACGCGAGGAATTCAAGGGCATGAAGCCATACCAACGCGTGGCATTAACGGCTTTGATTGCCAAGGGCATGCGGACAAATCCGGCGTCGCAGAAAGATGCCGACATCGGTTCGCAGGCGGATGCGGTTTTGAACAATGCTGCGCTTATGAAAGAAATTGAGCTACGCAAGGCACGCCGCATAAACGATTCGCGCGGCGATTATCCGGCGCAGAGTGCTTCGGGTGGTCTTGCTTCGGCGGCATATCAAGTGCCGCGCAAGGCGCAGAGCATTGAAGAGTTACTCAGTTTACACGGTTCTTAAAGGTCTTTTCCGCTTAGGCGGTACAGATAAATAAAAAATACAAAGGAGTAAAAAAGAAATGGCAAACACAAACAAAATCAATCTTGCCGATCTTGAAAGGATTGCGCGAGAACAGGTTCTTCCGGCGTTAGACAATCAGATTTCGAAAGAGCCGTCTCCGCTTCTTGAAAAAATCAGCAAGCCGACGCTTACGTCTTCGAAAATTGACGTTATTACGACGGTCGGAATTAACGGCGGTTTCGGCTTTGGCGCGGAAACCAAGGACATTCCGGAAAGCGGCGGTCAGATGTATGAACGTTTTTCACTTCCAACTGTGGACATGTACGGTACAATTGAGATCTCCGCCAAGGCTTTGCAGTTAGGTGTTGGCGACAAGGGTGTCAACCTGCTTCTCAACGAAGTGCAGGGCATCAAGGACAGCGCGGTATGGAACATCGGTCGCAGTCTTTTCGGCAACGGCAAAGGCGTTCTTTGCAACGTTTCGGCACTTTCTTCTGCGGGAAATACCATTACGGTCGATTCGGTGAAGCATTTGAAGGAAGGCATGAAGGTTGACTTCTATGCGGCAAATGCGGCGGTTGGTTCGACTCCGGCACACACCGGCAAGCGCATTTTGGGCATTGACCGCAAGAACAAGAAAATCACGATTGACGGTTCTGCAATTACGGTTGCGGCCGGTTTTATCACGGTACAGAGTTCTTACGGACGCGAGATTTTCGGTCTTGGCGCGTTCTTTGATCCCTCGATTACGTCGATTTACGGCGTAACCAAGAGTGGAAACAATTGGATTATTCCGGAAGAATATGATGCGACTGGCGGCATTACCGACACGCTTGTTTCCAAGGCGGTTCGCGAGGCGCAGAATTACCGCAATTCCAAGATTGACATGATTCTGTGCGGCGACACGGCATATGATGCGTATGTCGACTACATGAAGGAATCCAAGACGCAGATCACCGACACGCAGGAATTCTGGGGCGGTGTTTCGGGTCTTAACATTGTTGCGAACGGCAGAAAGGTTGTTCTGATACACGAACAGCACGTCGCCGACAATGAGATGATCGGTGTGGACACGACCAAACTCAAGTTCTACAAGACACCGAGTGACTTTATTTCGAAAGACAGCGGCGTTTTTGAACGTGTAGGAAACAGTACGGTCTTCCAGGCGGTACTCGGCTTCTTCGGCAATCTTATTTGCGAGAATCCGGGCGGTCTTTTTAAGATTAACAACATTGCCTAATCTTATTTCGGAGGTAGAAGGACATGACGCTTTTACAGATTTACGAAGCGGTTTGCCGCAAAGCAGAGCTTTCGCAAGGGCGGTTTTTAGCTTTATACCGTCAGACTGTTTCGGAGCTTTTAGGAGAATTTGAGAGCGGTTATGTTCTTCTTTCTCCGGACGATTCCCGACTTTCGGACGAAATCGACATTCACGACGACGCGCCGCATTTGGAAGAATACGACGCGTCTGTCATTGACAACATACTTTACTTAAACGACCGGGCGGACACGGCTTCGAAGCAATTCAGTCTTTCCGAACGGGCGGACGCGTACAGGCGCGTTTGGATGAAAAAGAACAAGCGGCGCACGGCAGGCGCACGCGCATGGTGACGGAATGGAGGAAAAAAGATGTTTGACAGCGGGTATCCTGTGGAAAGGTTAATTTCCGAGGTTGAAAAAGAGACGAATCTTGCTTTCCCGGTCACGCGCGAGAGCTATGTTTCTTGGTACAATCTTTGCGAGCAGGGTTTATACAGTGACATTATTAAAGAAGAAAAGACGGAATGCACAGACTACAAGGAAGAGCTTTGTTTAAGCGACATTCCGGTAAACGATTCTTATGCGGATTTCATGCGGTCGGATGACATTCGAAATGTTTTTTTAGAGGCAGGCGGCAAGAAGCATGAAATGGAACACGTATCTCTTAAAAACTATTTACGCGGCATTGGAGCGGCATACGCTTACGCCAAGGAAGGTAACCGGTAGATCGGAAGAGCGTCGTGTA